TGTAAAGGCTGTCTCTGTCACCTTGGTTGAGCTTAACTTCAACCTCCGTAGGCTTGGAGAGCTTACCTCTTTGGAATCCAGCAGGAGCGAACCAGCTATCAGCCACAGCATCGGTGTAAGCAAACTGTCGAGCGGCAAAGATTGACGGATCATACCATCTATCCTTTCCATCGAAGGTGCTGAATACTTTGACCCAAGGCCAGTGAACCGCAGCGTATGAGTTATTGATCGCAGAGCTTCTAGAACCAGCGGTGCTTGTTGATTGTCCGTTAGTCCAAGCAATAGCGTCACTCACCGTTCCGATACCGTAAGGAGGAGAGACAAGAGCCATAAAGTTTTGGCTTGTAGATGCCAGAGTAATCAGAGCGTTCTGAACGCTTTCTGTCTGAACTCCAGGCACAAGAGCGAAGCCAACATTTAGGACTGGATCGTCAAGAACCTGCATACCTGTCTTAGGCTCAACAGCAGCGTTTCCAATGAGTGCATTTGCAGTATCGTCACCCGTTCCAACGCCATTATTTCCACCTGCTAAAGAGGTTGCAGTTGCTTGAAGAAGCTTATTCCAAATTCCTCCGTTAGTCACTACTAGACTATTTACAACAGCAGTTCCTGCTCCTGTTGGATTAGTAACAGGCTCTAAGAATTGAGTGGTCATCTGCAATCCAGTTGTTCCTGCCAGAGTTGCCATGTTAGTAAACCAAGTTGATCCAGCAACCGCAGTCGTAGGCTGATCATCAACAATAATGTTACCCTTGATGATATCTGAGGTAAGGTTAGTGGCTCCTGTGTTAATTACGTCCTCAATCCATGCACCAGAACCAACTAAACTTGCTTTGAAAGTTTCTTGGGCTGTGCCGTCTTGGTTGATAACAACACTCATATTCTGTCCACCAAACTGGCTAACCGTCACAGAGTTACCGCTAGTGGTTCCATCTGTTCTAGTTCCAGCATTATAACCTGCTCCAGGATATAGTGATTCTACTTCGTAAGCAACCGAATTTGATCCTGTTGCCATGTAAGAAGCTCCATAAACTCTAACCGCTGAAGCAAGAAGACCTGAGACTCCATAGTCAGCCTCGGCATTCAGAGTAGAGGAAACAGGAACAAGAGCAGATACTCCACTAGCTTCATTGAAGGAAGTTCCACTACAAGCAGAAACGCCAAGGGAAGCTCCTGAACCAGCGAAGCTACCAACGATAGCCCCTGAGAGGTTAAGACCTTCAGTTAAAGAACCTGGCCCCAAAACAACACCTACTTTATCGGAGTCTAAGTCTCCACCGATAATTTGTTTAAGTGCTGCTGCCTGACTAGTTGTTGAAGTGCCTTCAGGGACGGAGAAATCTCGTCCTGCACTATTATTATCAGTAAACTGAGCCGTTCCATCGTTGTCATAAGATTGAATACGGAAAGTGATGGCCCCTCCTGGCTCTCCAGGAGTAGTGGTTCCTTGCGCGACACCCCATCCGTTCAATGCCATTCCCGCAGCGGTAGTAGCGCCTGAAACAATAACAGCAGGGCAAACACCCATGCTCATAGTAGCAGAAGCATCAGCAGTGGTAGTGGAATCAGCGGCTCTAATAAAGTAAAGCTGATTAGTGGTTTCTAAGACCTCTAATGCGCCTTCAAGAGCTTGCCCAGTAAGAGCCTCAGAGGGCTCTCCAAACGTGCGAAGAAGTTGATTCTGGCTGGTAATTAAGGTAGCCTTGTTCGTAGGACCTTTAGGCGCGAAGCCAACAATCCCCACCACTGAAGTGTTAATTGATGGGGTGTATTCTGAAATATCTTTTTCAATGGTGTAGACACCAGGGCTTACATAAGTTGCCATAATTTATTCTCCTAAGCGTTTGAAATCTTAAAAATTTTCCGTCTGTGTAATGTTTGGATTTGTTCTGTAACATAAGCCTCAGGAACCACAATGGTTTCTCCTGGCTGCATCCATTTCTCTTTACAACCCTTCTCTGTATTAAAATAAATGGTAAAGGCTTGTAGGCTGTCGTTTTTGATTAACTTCATAACTAATTCACTCCTTATTATCTACCCACTCAAGAACTTTTTTTTGAGAACTTTTTTTATCCAGCGAATACGTCACTACTTCCGCTTGAAGTCCTTGCAAACTCATGAGGACTGTCTCCATGGGGAGATATAGTGTCTCCATCCACAGCGATAACGCTTCCCTGTACGAGCACGGTGGATATTCCTGGTCCTGTGATGACTCCTCCTCCTGCTGTGCTTGCACCCACCATGGAAATTCCTTTCCCATTAGCGAAAACAGTATTGCTTCCCGAATTAGTATGAGCGCACGTTGCTGCATCTCCCGCTCTTGATACCCCAGGCACTAGGAAGTCTCCACTTTAAATTCAGTAATCTTACCCGTAGATGTGATCAGAAATTTAGGGCTAGGAATATAAGTCCTTAATACAAGGTTAATACTCTTTTTAATTACACGGTCTTCCTTATCTGCTGCTGTAACAGGAGTGACATCATCCTCAGAAAGGATAAAGGATTTGGCTAGAGTAGAAAAATGAGTAGGCACTTGCATCTCAGGATTAAATTTTAATCTGACCTGCTCTAGAATCTGATCCATGTCAGCCATATACTTACACCAAATATTAAGTTGGTAGTTTACATTAACAGGGCGTGGGGAGAGGCTTAGAACCCTGTAGGCTCTTTGTTTATCCTCATCCCACCACTTCTCATTTAAAAGAACACTTTCGTTTCTTCTGCGATCATCATCATTATCAGACGTAGTTTGAGAAATAGATAGGATCGGAAGGATGATATTGTTTTCTTGCTTTAGTTTAGCAATCGCTCGTTCAGCGTTAGCGTGAATGCATTTAATATCAATAAACTTTTCTTCCGAGTTTATATAACCTACGTCATTAAAGGAGGCGATCATCCCTCTGAGAGAATCTTTATACATATGAGAGATTGTGGTCTTGGCCTGAGTTAATCTATAGATCTCTTTGCGAATCCAACCTTCTCGGGTAGGGTAGCTTCTGCTCTGGCTGGGGTAGGAGGACGCATTCCAATCCGTAAGAATAGAACTTGTGCTAGTTCCTACATAGTTGACCGTGCTTCCCGATAAATCATAGGACATCAGACTTGCCTCCTGCGTAACCACCAAGATCGTCACTCACTTCTAAGAGCGGAGTGTCTTGGACATCAGGCGCATCACGAAGAAGCCTTGCAGAGCAAACTAGGTGGTATACACCGTATGCCTCAAAGCCATCCTCAACAACCTCAAAGATTTCATACATCTGGTTCTGAAACTGGGGCTTAATAATGTCTCCAGGAATTACAGAACGGTGTAGTTTTCTCTCAATGTAGCTTTTATTAAACGTAAACAATTGATCATTGGTTAGTTCGATTCCAAACTGAGTAAGCTCCTCACTAAGTGAGATGGGATCGTAATGACCATGAACGATGATCGGATCTTTAGCAACAGGCTTATCCCTTGCTTCCATGTACACAGGGTCAAAATCTTCAGTTTGATAGTACTTATAGAAGTACATCTTTGATCCTGCGAGACGGATCATCTCGTCATCCACCAGGTTAAACATATTTATATCAGGATTCGTCTGATCAAATAAGCTTAGAATGCTATCGTCGCCATCCAGGTCTGGTAGCTCAGGTAACTCTGTGGATACTTTGTAGTTCTTTCGGTTCATCCTCTAGGATTATTTTTTGCTGTATCTTCTTTCAATTGCCTGAGCAGTGGTCTCCCCAGGCTTCTTTTTAGTGAGAGGCGTTCTCGGAGCAAGTTTAGATCCTGCTGGAATATCAAGCTTTGGCTTGTTCTCTAAATCTTTTCCTTTTTTTCGAATGTAACTCTTTCCATGGTACTGCATTTCAACAAGACCCATAGCTTCAGCGAGCATAGATCCAATACGACGGTATCCAGTGTGATCTTTCATTGCCTTTGCAATCAATTTACCCGCTGCTTGACCTGATTTTTTAGACGCTGCTTTGTCACCATGTGCTTTCTGGTATTGTCCATCAGTAATTTTGCTTCTTGCGACCATCATAGTGGAACCAGGAGTCTCTACAACCTTACGAGAAGGCTTGCTTTCCATTAATTTATTAACATAACTGTTCTCATACTGTGTGTTATCTTCCATTTTTCTATTTCCTTTGAGTTTACTTGTTAGAGTCTCCACTCCTGCCGCAGCAGCATTACCTAATGCAGCCATCTTTTTTGGATCTTTAGCGGCAGTCCTAGCCATTTTAGCAGCACCTCTTTTTGCGCCACCTTTAGCTGCTCCTTTTCCGACAGCTATTCCTGCCCTACGAACAAGAGGGCCAGCTAATGCCCTTAAACCAGCAGCAAGAAGCGGAGCCGCTTCATACATACTACGAGTCTTAATGTTCTGTTGTTTTAATTCCTGAGCTTTCTTGTTAGCGTCATTGCCCACAGGAACTCCTTCGTCCCCTGCGGCGTTTGCACCAGCAGTGGTATTTCCACCAGCAGTTAGCGAAGGTGTCTTGGCTTTCTTAGGCTTAGGATTTAAAGGCTTGGCTGCATCTCTCATTGCATCAGTATCGGTCTTGCTAAAGCTTTGAGCTTCTTCTACCTTTTTCTTTTTCCTTCGTGCCCTTGCGGCCTCAACAGGAGAAGGGTCATTCGGCCTAGAGCTTAGTCTCTTATACGCTCTATCACCTAGTGCTTGTTTTAATCTAGACTGAGCCGATGCGGGATGTGAGGTAGTTTCTTCATCCTTCCTTTCTTTGTTGGCCTTCATGAGAGCGGCTCGTTCTTTCTTAGCTTTAAGTTCTGCGGTACG